GATAGTGAAGTGTGAGTCCTCGAGGGGTGAGCCATTCGCCGACTTTGCGTTTACCCATTATGAAGATCCACGCCATATGGGAATTAGTGTTGCCAAGCGGTGTGAACTTCCTGTCAGTGCAACGAAGGATCAGTTTAACCCCGATGATCTGAAGGAAAAACTGAAAACGGTATTTGCTGGGGATAAAGAGCTGAAGCCCGCCGAATTAACAAACGGAATCAAGGAGGTATTCGCTGTTGGCAATACCAGAGCAAAACAGTTGATAAACGTATTCCTCACCAAAGAGTATTTGTCTATTGAAGGCAAACGACGGAGTCCAAACAGTATCTATCGAATAGAAATATGAACCGACAGTATAGTGGCAATTCTGTGAACGACTCTAATGCGAATTTGCAATACCAAAAACTCAGTCGTTCAGTCGTTCGGTTGTATATATATACAACCGCAACCGAACGACTATACGAATAATCGACCTCGTTCATAGTATATACTTTAGACGACTAATGAACGACTATATTTGGAGGTGAAAAACTTTCTTACTTATTGCTGGTTGGAAGTATGAATTATTTTTTGCTATATTTGAACCATGGGAAAGCAAGAGAAACCCAAAAAGACTTCAAGCGCAAAGGGCCAACGTGATTGGCAACGTTACAAGGAATCCGGCAAATATGATGCGAACAAGAAACGTATCACCAATGCTGAGATCCCTGGTAAGGCCAGTGCATACCCACCGGTCAGTAAGAAGCAAGTGTACAAGCTTTATCTTCTTGGCTTGAACGACGAGCGGGTAGCTGATATTCTTGATGTGTCATTGAGTCAGCTTCAAAAGTGGAAGAAAGAGTACCCGGAATTTCTCCACACGATTAAGAAAGCGAAGGAGTTGACGGACGGCGAGATCGTTAACGCTATGCGCCGGCGAGCTTTAGGCTATAAGCACAAAGCTACAAAAATTTTTTACAATGCACAAGAGGATAAGATTGTCACAAAAGAGTATGTGGAGCGTTACCCACCTGATGTGGCTGCCGCTTCATTCTTATTGCGAAACCGGCAACCTCACCTCTTTAAAGACAAGCCCGAGGTAGAACTTGATATCACAAACACACCTCCCGTTGTGAATGTGACTGTGCACGCTCAAGAGGACAAACTCAACAAGTTAAACAAAGACGCACAAGAGAATGAGTAAGACTCTTGAAGTCTCCGTAGGCATTGTGTACCTTGTGTGCAAGACTATGCTGGAGAAATTCAGAATCATTGCGCATGAGGGTGGCACTCGCTCAGGCAAGACTTGGAATATAATAGAGTTCCTCGTTGACTTAGCCCTCACGCGTCCTGGATTTGAAATCACTATCGCTTCAAGAGATATGCCCCACCTTAAGCGTGGAGCCATCAAAGACTTTCAAGCAATCATGCTAAAGCGAGGTCTTTGGAACCAACGCCGATGGAATGGGACTGACCGAATATACCGATTCTCCAACAACGCATACATAGAGTTCTTTAACGCCGATGACATAGGAAAGGTTTCCGGTCCTGGGCGTGATGTTCTTTATTGCAATGAGGTGAACTTCTTTAAGAAGCCGGTGTTCGATCAACTATTGCTTCGCACAAGGTATCGTTGCATTATCGACTATAACCCTATTCACCCTAAGCACTGGCTTTATTCTCATGTTGTAAACCGGAAGGACTGCTACCTGTGGCGCTCTACTTATCTCGATAATTTACAGTTTCTACCAAAGGAACAAGTGTATGAGATCGAGATGATGAAGGAAAACGATCCCCTTAAGTGGCAAGTATACGGGTTGGGTATCAGGGCAAGTTATCAGAAAGGACAGATATACGGGCCTAAGATTATTGGTGGTAAGTCAACGGGCAAAGAGTGGAAGCCTATAACACTGCAAGAGTACAAAGACATTGAGGCTACTGAATACTTTGGACTCGACTGGGGTTATTACCCTGATCCCAACGCAGTCGTAGGCGTTAAGTTTGTTGGCAACAAGCGTTATTACAGAAAGATTGTTTATAAGCAGAACCAAAGTGACGAGCAACTCGCTGAAGAATTGAAGGCAGCCGGGTTAAATAAGAACTCTATATTAATAGCAGACCACGCAAAGAAATCTATTATGAGCCTACGAGCTCTTGGGTTTCCTCTTACGTATGCTGCTGTGAAAGGTCCTGGGAGTATCGAACATGGCATCAAGTTGATTCAAAGCAAGGAGTGCTACTACGTGATGGATCCTGATCTTGAATTTGAGTACTTGAACTATGTGTACCTTCTAGGACCTGATGAAGAGCCCACGGGTGTACCACAAGACAAGTACAATCACCTGATGGATGCACTAAGAATGGTTGAACTTTATAAACCATACCTATGAGACGAAGTGATCATACATACAACATAATCATATTGTTATGGGTATGTCTGTTTACCCTAGGACTCAGCGCTCTTTGGTTATTTGCTAAATGAAAAAGCTATGACACCACTTAAAGTTGTATTCGCCCTTGAGTTATTTTGGGTTGCTCTTGTAGTACTCCAAGCCTACATTCATTTCTTTATGATCGCTGTATGCAAGCGTAAGCCGGTGTACTTATTATGGTTCTGCATCCGGGCACTCACCGCCTTTTTCTTTTTGTGGGTGTTCTTATACACAGGCGCATGGGTTCATCCTCTTATACTGTCTGTTGATCTGGTCATCTTTATGATGCTCTCACACTACACTATATTCAATCCTGTTCTTAATAAGCTTCTGAGCATTTACAATCCTGCAGGCGGATATGACTTCTGGTATCTGGGCAAGAACTCAGGCTGGCTTGATTCATTCTTTCTCAAACATAAAGTGCTCCATAGATTTTTCTATGTGGCATGTTTCTTTGGTACAATTATAAGTGCAGCATTAATAATCGAATACTACACATGGTGATTCATACTTACGAAAAGAAAATCGTTATCGTTGGTCTCTTTGCTACTGGCAAGACGACCCTGGTCAACAAGTTGCTCAATGAGCAGCAAGTAATGCAAGATCACGAGTACAAGGTGTACCACACAGACGACTTCCTTCAGTATGATCGTAAACTGCAAATGCGGTTCCTGTTGAACAAGATAAATCTTGATAAACCAGATCGCTATATAATAGAGGGGGCAGCCGCATATAGGTTGTTGCTCTCGGGCGTGAAGGAAAATAACTTCTATCCTGATCTTGTTATCCAGTGTCTTGCGAGCGATGGCACAAGGCAAGAAAGGTATATGCAGCCCGAGAGATTGAACGGACAACGTCATGCTCTTGATAAGAAAGGGATGAAGGACTTCAAGGCGTTTGACAATATGTATCGTAAGATGTGGAACGAATATATGTCAATGCCTAAGAAGCAGGAACCCAGGATCATTCACTACATAACTGAGGAAGGCTACAATAATTAACACCTATGATCTGGAAAGCAAAGTACACCAAGACTGATTATGCACATGGGACAACAAGACTTAAGAGGGTCTTTGCTTGGCGCCCTACGTATGTTGACGGTGATGTCGTATGGCTTGAGTTCTACGAGGTTCTTCAAGTGTACGAGATACTTCGATTCGCTCTACGCCTTGATCCTGCAAAGCCAACAGAGATGACTGAGTTTCTGGTGGGTAAGTGGGTTGATGTTTCAAAAAGATTAATGACTAAGAAATGAGCCACATAGATAAAACCGGCTGGAGTAACATAGGGGGTATCACATACTTCATGGATGAATACCAGGCCGTCACCCAGAAGAATCTCACATACCTCTTAGGTGAGGGCAAAGAGTTCTACCTCCAGCTTAAACACGAGAAACATTTTCTTGAGGCGTATAACTGCTGCCCACCGCTTAAAGCGATCATAGGTAAAAGAGCAAAGGCGTTCAACACCGGTGAGACAGTATTCCAGAACATTGAAGGAAGGCCTCTTCGTGGGTACCATTGGCTGAAGAAATTGTTGAAGCGTCCCAATCCTTTGCAGAATGAGAAGCAGTTCTTTGCGCAGCAGAATCACTACGTGGATATATTTGGTTACTGTCCTGTGTTGAAGATCAGGCCTGCAGGTATGCCCGAAGAGATAAGTGCCATATGGAATGTACCACCATGGCTATTTGATATTGAGTACACCCGCAAGTGGTTGAATCAAAACAGAGTTTCAGGTATCTATCAATCGTACAAGATACTGTGGGAAGGACACGAAATCAACATTCCTTTCAATGATCTTGGGTTTGTGTTTGATGATGGCATAGGAACTGAGTGCGACACCAACTTGACGATACCAGATAGCCGGCTCGTTGGTCTTGACTATGTGATAAGCAATATCATGGCTGCTTACAAGTCAAGGAACACGCTCATCACCAAGCGAGGAGCCATTGGTATTCTGTCCTCTGATGCAAGAGACAACTCTGTACCTATTCCTCTCAACCCCGATGACAAGGAAGAACTCCAAAGGGACTTTAAGAAGTATGGATTGATCGGCCAACCGTATCACATTATCATAACGAACGCCAGTCTTAAGTGGCAACAAATGGGATTCCCAACAAAGGATCTTATGCTGTTCGAAGAGACCACTGAAAATATTGAACGACTCGCGGATGCATACGGGTGGCCCATTGAATTGATCGCTCGTGGCAAGGACGTCACCTACGACAACAAGATGCAAGCCCGAAAGGATCTTTATCAGAACACCCTCATACCGGAATCCGATTCTCGTATGGAGCAGTTCAGTAGATGCCTCGGTATTGAGGGTGTTGAGATAAGGAAGGACTTCAGCTGTGTTCCTGTTTTGCAGTCAGATAGAAAGACCATGGCTGAAGCAAGACTTGCTGTGAATGCATACTGTGAGAAAGAGTACAACGCTGGTCTTATGACGAAGAACGAATGGCGTGAGGAGCTCGGGCTTCCCCCTATTGAAGACCCTTCGTTCAATGAATACAAGAAAGCAAGTACACCACAACCACAACCCGAAAACGAAACTAAGGAAGACAATAACAATGAAGAAGAACCTACATCCGAAGATCCATCAACTGAGGTTGAGGAGTAAGCCGACCAATTACTTCGATGTACCTGAGTCTAAGCTCGTCGAGTTACAGACCAGAGCAAAGGCCATACAAGTCGAAGAGAACCAGTGTGCAGCGTACTTCTGTGTCTGGGGTCAACGAGATGACCGGGGTACAGGCTGGTTGAAGGGTGCGTTCACCAAATCAATACAAGAGCGCGGACCCAAGAGCAAGGCAAAGCAAAAAATTGCTGTTGTCTACTATCACGACCTGCGTGACCCTATTGGTAAACCGATTGAGATCGTTGAGGATGACTTCGGCGCCTATGTTATATTTGAGTGGGCAGACCTCGAAGCAGTACCTTCAGCCAAACGTGCCAAGTCTCTGATTGAGAATGAGATCATGAATGGGTGGTCGTTTGGTTTCGACTATGTGTGGGACAAGATGACCTACGATGAAGTGTCTGAGACCGTTTGGATAAAGGAAGCAGACCTCTACGAGATCAGTCCTTTGCTGTTTGGCAGCAGCCGACAGACATTCACAGTGAGAAGTGCAGCTGAGTATGAGTCAGCAAAGCTCCTTCTTGATCAAGAAACAGAGGATATCCTTTCAGGAATACCTCGAGTTAAGCAACTTGAAATACGACAGCTATTAACTAAACACATATCACTTGCTCGTCTCGAGCCGGACACTCTTGAGAACATCAGAGAGAAAACACTCGAGAAGGACAAGCCGAAAAAGGTTTCGTTGATAAGCCGTATGAATAAACATCTAAAGTAAAACTAAAACCAAGATTCGATTATGAAAAGGAACATCCACATTGGATTGAAACTGTTCGTGGCTGCTCTGTTGCTGTTTGCAGCAGTTACGTTCGCAAAGGCTTCAGCATTTACGCTGATGTTGCTCACAGGACTCTGGCTTATGGCTCCCATCTCTTTCCGTGCAAGGCAATTCGCCAACAAGCTGTACACTGGTGATGATGGTGCCGATGATGACGAGGTGAAGCAGGTAATGGAAAAGGTGCGCAAGCAAACTGAAAAGATTCTTCAGCAACGCGGGTTCGTTGACAGGGAGGCACTCAACAAAGAGCTCGAGACTAGGATGTCCAAGCTGAAGAACTTCAGTGAAGAAGACCTGAATCTCTTGAAGCTTTGGCTTGAGGATGGGGACAAAGGTATTCGGTCTATTCTGAAAAAGCAAGGTGAAGAGATCACCGCCATCAAAGAGCTGGCTGTTACCGGTAAGAAAGAAGTCAACAGCGTCAGGTCTATACTTGACAAGAAGATGGATGACATCCAAAAAATCTTCGAGCGCGGTGAAGGTGAACTCCGTCTGGATGTTCGTGCTGCCGCAACGATGACCCTTGACAACACCATCACTGGCCACTCCTCTCTGCCCGAGGACTTGATCGAATCATTCTCCATCGGTGCATTTGTACCTAAACGCCAGTCGCGTGAGTACGTATTCGATCTGGCCTATCGCCGGACAGTAGCAAAGATCACACAGTTCAAAACGTGGCTTGAAGAAGGCAGTGAGGAAGGTGGATTTGCTGTTGTGGCTGAAGGTGGCCTCAAGCCGCTGGTATCTACGTCGCTTGTTCGCAACCACTCCGAATACAAGAAGGTTGCTGCAAAGCAAGTCATCACCGAAGAGTTTGCAAAGTTCCGGCAAGAGGCATACACAATCATTGAGCGCCTCATCAACCAGAAGTTGCTCCGTGACTACGCGGCTATTCTTACGACGAACCTTCTTGCTAAGGCCGCGCCGTATGTATCGTCTGCACTCGATGGTCAGTACGCTAACCCGACTGACTACCACGCCATAGGTGCTGTGGCCGCTCAGATCGAAGCGTTGAACTTTGTACCCGATATGTTGGTGATGAACCCGCAGGACAAGTGGCGCATTGGACTGAGCCAGGACTCTCAAGGTCAGTTCTACCTGACTATCCCGATCACTGATCCCAGCGGCCAGACCAGGATGATGGGCTTCACTCTCCGTACCAGCAACAAGGTGCCGGTGGGTACGTTCATTCTTGGTGAGTCAGGCCTGTGGGAAATCGAAGATGAGCCCATCACTATCCGTATGGGTATGGGTATCACTGTGACTCCCGGCGTTGTAGGAGCATCAGTTACTCAAGTTGAGTCTGATCTCGACCACAACCGTTTCCGCATTATTGCTGAGACGTACTTCCACAACTACATTGCGACCAACAACGAAGGCTCGTTTGTGTCAGCGCAATTCGATACTGTGAAGGCGGCCCTGCAGTCTGCGTAGGTTGATACCTATACATATACCTGAAGTTGCTGTTTACCAATTTATGTTCAATCAAGTTACCAAGAATCAATATGAGCACAAAAGAAAAGGTTGTTAAGAAGGATGACCTGAAAACTATCTACGGAACCGGGAAGTCAAAGTACCTCTCGGCCGGTAAGAAGTACACTGTTCATTCAGTGCATGCACAAACCCTGATCGACAAAGGGTTCGCTTCCCCCTCTCCTGTGGAACCCGGGAAAGGTGGAAAGAAAGGAGACGGAAAAGAGTAGCCCTTAAAACAAAAACATTATGTTCTTAACAGAGTCAGACTTTAACAAGATGCCTTTCAACATTCCACAGAGTGATGATAGGCCTAACGCTCTTAGTGATGTCATCGACTTCTATGAAGAGGAAGCCTTGAAAAGAGTTCTTGGCTCTGCTTTGTACAGTGAGTTTATTGCTGGTGTGTTTGTTGATCCCGCAGCCTCCCCTCTTGTAGCCAAAGAAGATGGCGACATCGAAGAAAAGTGGTTACTGTTGAGGGATGGTGGTGAGTACACTTACCGTGAGAAGACGTACAGGTATGATGGAGTGAAGAACTTCCTCAAGCCTTACGTCTTCCAGGCTGTGGTGGCTGATGATGCACAAACACTGACACCCATAGGTGCAGTACAGGTTGACACCGAGAATGGTTCCGTGGTGTCGCCTGGTCAGCAAATTATGAGGGCATACCGAATCTTCTCTCAAGCTGTTGGAGATTGTCATCTCTATAAGGATACACTTTGGGGTTTCTTATCAGCGAACAAGCTTGAGTACCCGAACTGGAATTTCAAGAGCCCAGGAAGTCGTAATGTTTTAAGTATATGAATTACATAGTTGACGATATCGGTAGAGTTGTTGACAGGGTAAGAGACCGGTGGCTTATGCTGCCGGCCACTCAAGCTCTGATCAATAGTGGGGTGATCATTGTGAACGATGAAGAGGATGAACCTCCGTACTATATGTATGGTCATCGCAAAGAGATCGCCAACCGATTAAACCTTAAAGGGAAAGACAGCATAGAGAAGTTTAAGAGATATCCTCTCATCGCTCTACGTCTTGACATTCCTGAAAGGGTTGTAGGACTTGTGAGTCATTTTACTTTAAACATTGCTATCATCCATGCAACAAAGATTAAGTATACAGCAGAGGAGAGATACACAAATGTATTCAAGCCTATACTGTACCCACTTTATGAATTGTTCATGGAGGAGCTTCGTAACACCGGAGGTTTCTGGTGGACTGGGAATCAAGAAAGACCTGAACACACAAAGATTGATCGACCATACTATGGTACACCAAGTACGGAAGGCAATAACAAAAGTATATTTGCCGATCCTCTTGATGCCATAGAGATCATTGACTTAAGAATATCAAAATTCAATAAGTGTTAAGATGAGCTGCACAACAACGAAAAAGAACCTGGGAAAGTCGAAGTGTAACCAATTACCGGCTCTTCCCAAGTGCATGATCACGACACCGTCAGACTTTAAACTGGCGCCGGCGGATTATGCAAATGCCGCAGCTTTGAAGACGGCCTTACAAACCGCGATCAAGGCGGGCATCGCACAGAGGATTTACCTGTGGCCGCTTTTCTCTGAAGTAGAGATGCTTTCAGAAGAAGCACAGTATCAGGACACCCCTCTTCAACTCATTCCTACAAGGGATGGGCAATACCGTTTTCGTTTCCACATCACAAAGAACCTCGCTCTTCACAGAGCAATGTTCACTCACCGTGCTGTGAACGATGGACGGGTATTCATTTTTGATTTGGACAACCAACTTTTCGGGACTGAAGACGCGGACGGAAACATTCAGGGTTTTTCTCTTGCGTTACTCCACACAGAGAAGATGCGTTGGTCAGATGGAGCAATCCCCTCGTCCTCTCCGGTGTATGTCTGTCTTGCAGATAACGAAGAGATTGACGAGAGCGGCGTTCTCCTTGATGGCAATGTTGTGAACCAACTCGAACGCCTCACTGATGTTGAGATTGTTTTGGCGGGTTCGTCTAGCTTTGATGCCAGTGAGTTCGTAGTGGATGTTCGGCAATCAATAGACAAGGATGTTCCTGTGTCCGGTCTGGTAACCGCTGACTTTATCAAGTACGCTGCTAACGGTGTTGATACTGAGGCACTCACAGCAGCGGAAGATGCAAATGTTCCTGGCAGGTATACACTGACGGCGACAGTCGCATTCACGAGTGGTACACTGACACTGAGAGCTCCGAGTCAACTGACGATCACAGCGTATGAGTGTCCTGAGCCTCTTGAGGTTACTATCTGAGTAGGTTCCTAATTCCATGGGTGAGCGAGGATGTAAAAGTTCTCGCTCATTTTTAAATTTCCGATTAATGTCTATAAAGAAGCTGGCCACAAGACTTAAAAGATTATCAGCCGATGAGATGAAACAGAAATTGGCTGAGCTTGTTCAAGAGACCAGTGAAGAGGTGCTCAACATGAATAGAGCACAACTTATGCAAGGCATGGATTCACAAGGTAACAGTTTAGGCAAATACCAGAGTGAGTCATATGCAAGATTCAAACGCACTCTTAATCCAAGAGGCGTGGTTGATTTGAAACTAACAGGGAGCTTTCACGAGAACTTTTTCATTGCCTCTGAAGTCCCTTTAATTATATGGTCTTATGACGAAAAGACTAATGATCTTGTTGAGAAATATGGTGAGGACATTTTTGGTCTCACTGAGGATAATCGTAAAGCGTATCTTGTTGGCTATATCCGGCCAAGATTCATTGAATACCAGAAAGCTTTATTACTCTTATGAGACAATACCACTGAGGCTTTTCTTTGATATCATTAAAAGTGGAGACCTCAAGTTACTGAAGTTATCGAGATCAGCAAGTAATGACAAGTTGGATATAATATGGGAAGAGATCATCAAGCGTAACAACGAAGCCAACGGAAACTTCACTTACAGTAATTATCTTGAGGCTATTCGTTCCTACGCCAGACTAATAAACGAGTACACTATAATAAAGGCATGTGTATTAAAACTTGCTCACTATGGTGCAGACTTAAAAGTGGTTGATACATTGAGAGAGCTCGGATATGTTGTCAATATCGAAAACGGAAAGAAAGCTTTTGATGAATCACTGTTGGCAATAAGTAACCGATCAAATAACTTAGTCACTAAGATCCTTGCCAAGAAGAAAGAGATAGAGAAATACAACGAAGGTAAGGGTGAACCTGTAACATTTGCCCGAGCCATAATGTCATTAAGTGCACAACTTGGTTACAACGTAGGACGGGACATAACACTTGAAGAATACAACGAAGCAAAGAAACTTGTAAAGAGCCATGGCAGAAATAATCAACGACGCAGAGATAAAGGCGGTAGAGGACTTAACCGATAAGTTCAACCGACTGGGCAATGTTCTTGATACGATCATCGCCAAAGGTGAAGAGAACAAGACTGTCATTGAACAGTCCAAAGCCGTTGGAGAATTATCGAAAAAGATTGCTGATCTTGAGAAGAACCAAGAGGCTCTTGTTAATGAGAACAAGAAACTCAAGGAGGCCCAAGACAAAGCCACTAAGTCTGCTGAAAGTCAAAGTGAGGCAATGGAATCACTTGATGAACATACAGGTGGTTTCATAGCTAGGGCTAAGGAAATGGGAAAACAGCTTTGGGCCTTAGCAAGGAATCCTTTCATCCTTATGCTGGCCACAATCATTGCTGCTTTTGCTGCTATGGCTAGTGCAGTGAGAACATTCTTTACCGCTACAGGTGAAGGAGAGGACATATTAAATCGACAAACCGCAGTATGGAATCAGTTTTTCAATACACTCAAGAAGGGCTGGAAAGATCTCGGCAAATCTGTTGCTGAAGCCTTGGGCGAAGAAGGACTAACAAGTGTACTCTATAACTTCTTGAGGATATTCAGTGACGAGATGGCTGCGTCATTCATGAAGACACAGAAAGAAGCAAGAGAGTTGGCTGATATTGTTGATGACATCGAAACAAGAATGGCAATCAATATTGTTAAGAGGGCTGAAACAGAACTTGAGTACAACAGGCTGTCAAGACAAGCAGAGATGTTAAAACTGGAGGATCAAGCCAAAGCCTTGGCTGCCCTTGAAGAAGGCATCAAGGTTAAAGAACGTCAACTTGCTATTGATAAAGAGCTGGCTAAGCAGAGTGCTGATGCTACACTATACCAGATAGGACTTGAACACGGACTCACCAAAGAGATGGTTGATCGCATGTCCTTCGAAGAAAGGGATGCAGAGTTTACAGGCGAAGAGATGAAGCGTATCGCTGAGGCATACGCAAATGTTATTAATCTTGAGGCAAAGTATGAGCAAGAGGTAAGAAGAAACACAACTAAGATCATTACATTCAAAGAGCAGATGAGACTTGCTGCTGTTAAAGAGGCAACACGGTTAGCTGAAGATGAAATAAGACAAGCACAACGTTCTGTTGATATACAAATCTCGGAGGTTCAAAGGGCTGCCCGTATGGGCGAGATAACCGTGAAGGAAGCCGAAGAACGCATACAACAAATCAAGGAAGAGACCGCAGCCGATACAATCGAAAAACAAATTCGCATTTATCAACAGCTTATAAATATGGAGGAGCTCAATGCTGATGAGCGAGCAGCCATTGATATCAAGTTGTGGGAACTCAGAAGACAACTTCATGATGCGTACTTTGCTTCCATCAAAGAGAACTACAGATTAACCTTTGAGGACATCACTGCAATGTACGTTGACTTTACCTCAAGCTTAGGGGACTTGTTTGCATCTATCACAGAACGTAGACTCCAAGAGATCGACATCGAAGAGAAGAAAATGGAAGAGATGTACAACAAAGAGCTCGAGTTAGCAGGCGATAATGATGAGGCGAAGGCAGAGATTGAAAAGAGAGCTGAAAAGAGGCGAGAGCAGTTGGAGAAGAGACGTCTCGAAGCTCAACGTCGTGCCGCTGTGTTCGACAAAATCATCTCTGCTACACAGGCCGGTATTCAGACCTCTCTTGCCATTATTCGGATGCTGGCCAATCCTGGTGGTCCTGCTGGTGTTGCGATGTCCATTGCTGCCGGAATAACTGGTGCTGCTCAAGTTGCTGCTATTCTATCTAGGCCGATTCCCCAGTATAAAGATGGTGGTCGTACCACCGCTGATATTATTCTTGCTGGTGAAGAGGGTATTGAAATGTATCGTACACCAAGCGGTGAAGTTGGATTCACACCCAATAGACCAACGATTATGAAGTTGCCGATTGGCACAGAGATAAAGAACCACAGGGAGACAATGAAAGAACTTGCTGCCAACGGCATAACAGGTATTACTGATTTTGCCGGAACTGGTGACGATGTACAGTGGGCTCTTTATAATAAGCTCAACAGTATTGAGACAACTATAAAGAATAAGAGGGAGGTCCATTATAATTGGACAAGAAAAGGACTTGAGAAAGCCTTTAAGAACGGAGAATCTCGTACATACTGGATGGATAACTTCTTTAACTGATGCTACGTATTCAACTAATAAACAGAGTCATCGGGTCGAGGGTTCTTGAACTTGCTGATCCTATTGACATAAACTCTCTTACACAAACCATCAAACGTAGCTCTGAGTTTGGTGGCATTATGTATGAGATGATACTCGATCTTGAGTTCATCAAGGACGGCCGTGACTTTGTCAAACGAGCATACGAAGAGGACGCTGGCATCGACACTGTTACGATTGTCAACTTATATGAGTACAATCCAAACAGCAGGCCTCATTGGGTTCTTGGGTTTACTGGTCAAATCAATTACAACCGTTATGAGCTAACCGAAACAACAGTCACGGTAAACATTGAACAAACAGGCGTTCAACGTCGAGTTCTCAATATGATGGAGATTGATGTTGATCTTGAAACGACAGAGAGTGAAGACGGGTCCTCTCTTCCACCACAGAACACACAAGATGTTTTATATCACAGTAAGAAGATCCTTCTTCAATTCAAGGCTGAGATTCCAGACGAAGAGCAAGAGTTCTACCTTGACACAGTTGATGGAGCAGACACTTGGTGGTTTCAATTCCCTTTCACTGCTACATACGATGAGATTGAAGTTCGACAGGACTATCCCATGGGCCCTTCGGAGTTCTCCCCTATGGAGGTCTTCAAATATAACTGGAGGATTCAAGTAGGTGGTGAGTACAAGATTAAGATTCCTAAACTTGCAATGTACTTCCAAAAAGTTGGAGGCAATGCAACGAATTGGTTTGTTGCTGTTGAGCTTGTTTATGGTAGGCCTAATAACTACACAACCGTTCAACTCTATAACTCTGGAGAGATAGTAATAACCGGACCTATAATAATAGATCAAGACAACTTTGAGCTTGATGTTACACTGGAGCCAGGCGATGAGATATTCTTCTTCGTAAGATTCTTTTGCAACATCGACATCAACTTACTTGTTCGTCCGTTTATCTTCGATGGTCCGGCTATTATTAAGACCACTTTTGAGATTGATGCAGAGACTTTATTTCCTGAATCTATTGCTAAAACAATACTCATTCACGAGGCATTCGAACGTTGCTTGCAGTACATAACGAATCAAGTTGTTGTATTCAAAAGCACAATACTTGGCCGTACTGATATTGGGTACGATGAAGACGGAGAGTTCGCACTGATCGGAATCACTAATGGAAACCGATTGAGAAGAAAGAACGCAAACCTTCCTGCTGGACAAAGGGGAGACAATATATTCACTTCACTGGATTTTTTACTCAAGTTTGTTAACACATTAGCTTGCGTTGACTTTGGCTTTGAAGTAGACGAAGAGAACAGAACTATATTTGTTCTTGAGAAGAAAGAATACTTCTTTGATAAGACAACGAGAATCTTGTCTCTTGGTCAAGTACGAGACATCAAGAAGAGACTTATTCCTAAAAGGTTCTACAACAAATTTGAGATTGGTTACAATGAAAAGATTGATGTTGACCAAATTAACTCCATCGATGAGTTCAACACCATAAGAAGGTACACCATACCAGTTATTAATACGAAGAATCAACTTATCGTCACTACCGATATGGTGACAGCCGGGTACCTGATCGAGAATCAGAGGAGGCTTTCAATAACAACAGAGGACGGTAAGAATGACGATTCCCTCTTTGCTGTTGTATTGGTCAGAGACGGTGAAGGTTATAAAACCAAAAAGGACGAAGGGTATTCCGAAATAACCAATGTCCTGTTTCCCGATACTGGATATAACTATGACATAAGTCCGGCCCGCATAGCAAAGAACTGGTTTAAAGTAATTGCTGCATCACTCATTAGAAGCAATCGCAAGACAATACGATTCGCATTCGGGACCGTGAACTACATTATGACCACAAAGGAAGATGGCTCTACTGTTGTTCTTGCTGAGAATGACAGCTTCGACTTAACCAATATAGAGCCCATATGGGACAACGAAGATTATGAGTTCGAGAGACCAACCACACTTGAAGAGTGGAACATAATTAGGTCAAACCCAAGGGGGTACTTCGAGTTTGAAGACCGATTTGGTAATAAGTTTGAAGGGTTCATATCCGATCAAGGCATCGAGTATGACCGTACACAAGGAATTGCTACATTCAATTTGATGAGAACCTACAGACCATAACATATGTCAAGACTACTATTCTCGATTGATTGGATAGGTGAAAACCTACAGCCCACTTATGGCAGCCAACAAATTGCTGTGTACATAAGAGGTAATGGAAGCGGAACTAAAAAGTTCAAGCTGGATGATGGTGCCTGGGAAGATGCCCAGTCTTATATGGGTTACGAAGGTAAGCTCTGGTCGAACATCCCACTAAGTAATTCGACTCACCGTATTTATTACAAAGATGATAACGGCGAACGTTTGTTGGCTCGCGTTTATCTACCTTCTTACCCAGGAGGTTGCCGCACGTCTTATTCAGGTGAGTGGTGGGTTTGGCCCAAAACCATCGAGGTAAGAGAGGACTCAATCAGGATTCAAATGTCTGGTGGCAATGGCACCGTCACTGATATGGGTGTTGCCACAGATGAGTCCGCTACGGATCCCGAAGTGTATGGTGTTCTAGGTGGGGGCGGTTGGTATGACTTGATCCTTACTGATGAGCAGCTTAACAAGACTGATGACATCATACCGGTGTTTAAGTTTTTCGTTGAAGGGGTAGGACGTCCCAGGTGGTGTGTTAGCTATGACGTAAGGGACATATACCACAAGGAGATTACGTACTCACCGGTATCTGCATCATATACAAAAACAAACTGCACCTCGTCGTCATCAAACGATGGAACTATTTCTCTTACTGTGTCAGGTGGTTCCGGTCTGTACTCTTATCTTTGGAATGATGGGGCTGTAGTAAAGAATAGGTCTGGCTTGTCTGCAGGTACTTATTCGGTTACCATAACAGATACCGTTTCTCTTGAGCAAGTCGTTCTTGAGAACATTATCATCACAGCTCCAGTACCTGAGGTTCCGACCAAAGGCAGTGTTCTTGAGTTTCCGATATTGAATGACTTGCAGTTTGTTGTGGACCCGGTCAGTGGTGACTCAAGTTTGGCAACACCCGATAACGTCCTTCTTGCTGATCGAAAATTTGGGTCTTATAACATACCTTGCTATTTTCAGAAGGCCATCAAAACAGACCGGAAGACAATTCAATTTCACTCTAACTTTTCGGGTTATGTTGTAGGATTGTATGACTATGTATCCGGAAACCTGGTTAAGTCACTTGAGATCAATCTGGTACACCAAAATATTGGTCTTGTGGAGGAGCACCCGATCAGTATTCGCAACCATACTGATAATCCAGGTAAGAGTCGGGTTTACTTTAACTCGGGCTCTCCTCCATTGCCGTTGAGTCTTGGTGACGTATTTGAGATCATCAATAACGCCGAAGGTTTTGATGGAAGTTATGAAATCATTGACATTGTGAATGACCCGTTGCTTGGCTATCAATACTTAGTCATTAATTTGAACTACACGGGTGTTGACTACACAAGTCCAGCTACGGGTAGGTTTACATCCAATGAAGAAGACTATGATGTGTATGAAAGCCCATTAACCTTTGATGATATTGATGATGGCAAGTACTTCGTAAAAGTCGAAGCGATGGATGAAGATGAGGTCGTTAAAACTGGAATATCAGAACCGATTCACGTGAAGGCCTTTTGGCCCAATACGAATCTGGTCGAATACCGGAATAACGACAACGGATACGGTGACATTGTTTGGACTACTGGCTATATCGGCCGGGTACGAATCGAAAGTCTTATAGGTCACAAACCGTTCACAGCAGTGGGAGAACGAACTGTTAGTCGCAATAGTAACTGGTCGGCTGTGAAAGTGTCTGCAAGACGAGTCAGAACGACCCTGATGGAGACCTTCATGTTGCCACCATATCTCCACGAAAAGTTGGGGCTGATATTCGACTGTGACTCATTTACTGTTAATGGCATTCAGTACCAATCAACGGAGCCGTATGCCGATCCTACCTATATAGATCAGTTCATTTTATCGAACTCGTCTATACGTCTGGAGATGACGAACAAGGGTTACAATAGCCACGACATTGGCACTGTTGCTGAGGGTGGGTTCCTATTAACCGAACAAGGATTCTTGAAACTATAAACTTATGGCTGAAGAACAAAAAGTAAACCTACGAATTGACCAGCTTCCTGAGGGGAATCCCAGTGAAGGTGACTGGCTTGTGTATAGAGAGATTGCCTCATCGACTACAAAGAAGTACAAGTACGTGCCTCCGGCTGTGATGACACAGAACTTTGAATGGGTTCCGGATAAAGCCTACGTTCTTAATGAGGTTGCTACTTACGGTGGAGTATGGTGGCAATCTAAAATGGAAGGGGCCAACACGGGCAATGTTCCGGGTACAGACCCAACCAAGTGGGAACAGGTGTCTAAGTCTCAAGCTGGAGGCTGGTGGAAAGCCGGTATCTACGCAGAGGACAAACCCTGGGTCTTGAGTGAACACAACGGTATGCCTGAGATACTTGTTCTTCAGTCGGCAACACGGCCTTACAACTCAACTGATATTTCAGCAGAGGAGGCGGCCGGTGACTGGTTATGTATCACCCAAAGGCCCAGAGTAGGAATTGCTGATACACTCGCAGCAGACATATCCCTCAATTTTCAACATGGGATTGAAAGAATGTTTGTTGGCTCAAATGTTATCAATGCCAATAAGACCGTGTCATTTGCTAATGCACTCAACGCTTTAAGATTTGAGTTGACTTTAGAGATAACTGCTCTTATTGCTATTACATTCCCTGTTGGTACTATAGCGAGTGATGCCCTATGGGACTCCACAACAAGAGAGTGGACACCACTCGATCTGGGCAAGTACTGGATTGAAGGCGTAAATCTTAATGGGAACTGGCTTATTAAAATATCAGGTCCTTTCAACTAAACATGTAAACCTTAATTGTTATGAATGTAGAAAAACTAATCAAGTTCTCAAGGGTCGCATTCGCCTTTCTGTTTGGTGCCGCACTCATGTGCTACGCATTGTATGGATGGCATGAAGAGTGGCTGGACGATTGGCAAGCTCTAATCGTTGGCACAATCGGATTTGCCTTTATGTATTTCCCTCAGAAGCTCGAGGCTGTTATCAGTAAAGGATTATCAAGAATCTTTGATGCCACCATAGGCCGATTCTTTAACGGAGGAGGCAAAGCTACTATGCTTGCGCTCATGGTCTTGTCGTCTTTTGCTGTCAATGCACAGTACTATAATGCAAAGGCATACAGAGTAGTTCATGATAATGATTCATCTGGAATTACCGGTGTTGGTATTATTCGGTGGGATCGAAACACCGGAAAGTTCCGGTTTTGGGACGGCGATAGTTGGATATCCTTTAGGAAAGATACTGATATTATTGGTGGTGCATCCTTGGTCGGTACTATCAACGGCACAACCAAATCAGCCAACGGCGCGGCGATAGATGGCTCAACGTTGTATATGCAGACGGCGGATGAGACCTATCCGGGGCTTGTTTCGACCGGCGCACAGACTTTTGCAGGCTCAAAGACCTTTACTGGAAATGCGGCTTTCAACGGATGGGTAACGCTCAACAGCCGTGTGCCAATAGGTACAAACTCATTTTTTCTGGCTGATGCTACCAACGGGTTTAGGGTTCACAATGCAGACAATACATCGGTTTTACTTAGCCTGACCAATGACGGAGTACTACGATTAAGACCGTCAACGTTAGCAAAACGGAAGTTGGTTTTATATGAGGAGTCGGACGACGACCACAACTTTTACGGGTTCGGGGTGGAGTCGGGCAAGGGACTTATTAGCCAAATCGCCTCTAACTCCAATAACTTCATTTGGAATACGGAATCGGGCGGGGCATCCACTGAATTAATGAGGCTGACAGGTGACGCCCGCTTGCAAGGCAAAATGATCGAGTTTGATGATTACGTAAACGTCGGGTCTGGTGGATATAAAGCTGCGTTAAATGGAACTGGAGACGGGTATTTGAGATTGAGAGATGCTGCGACGTTGACCTCAAAAGTTCTAATTGCATCCGGAGGTAATTCGTATTTTATGGGAAACCTCGGCCTCGGGACTCAGACACCAAACGCGCCGTTGCAGTTTGCCAACGGAGGCACTCGAAAGATC